TCTTAAAAATGCCCGACGTTAAACTTTATGTAATTAACGGGACGTCTCTTGTTTTAAGCATGACTAATATTGATAATACATTAAAAATAGTATTATTATTAGTTACTATTGGATATACTATTCATAAATGGTACGAGCTGGTAAAAAGAAATAAAACTAAGTGATATGATAAGTAAGCATATATCTTATAATGAAGCAATTAGATCTTCAACTGGAACACGGTTAGGTATTGAAAATAAACCTAACGAATATCAGTTGGGAAATATGATTTTAGTTGCTAATAAGATATTTGAACCACTTAGGGAATGGGTTAATGGAAAAATTAGAGTTAATAGTTTTTTTAGGTGTACTGAATTAAATGAAGCTATAGGCGGGAGTTCTAGGTCGCAGCATTGTGATGGTAGAGCAATTGATTTAGATGATACATTTGGGTATAAAACTAATGCTGAAATGTTCCATTATATAAAGGATAATTTAAGCTTTGATAATTTAATTTGGGAATTTGGAGATGATAGCAATCCGGCGTGGGTCCATGTTAGCTACGTGTCTGATGACCAAAATAGACAAAAAGTATTAAAGGCAGTAAAAGAAAGCGGAAAAACAATATATAAGATATTTTAAAATGTACGAATCTCCATTAGCTAAGCTTAGAAAAACAACAAAAGGAAAAGGTAGACACTTTTTAACCGCAAAAGAAGGAGCCGGAATGACAGCTGCCGGAAGAGCGGCATATAATAAAGAAACAGGAGGGGACTTAAAAGCTCCACAACCTGGGGGTGGTAAACGTAGAACGTCTTACTGCGCTAGATCTAAAGGACAAATGAATATGCATAATATTGATTGCTCTAAAACTCCTGATAAAAGAATCTGTGCTGCAAGACGCAGGTGGAAATGCTAATTAAAATAAACCATAAAATATTATGAAAAACAAATCACCAATGTTTAATTTAAATAAAGGATATAATACTCCTTTAAACGTAGAAGATGGACTTATTGTTAAAGCTTTTAGAAGCTTAGGCTCAGATTATTCTAAATTTAAAGTACAGCAACAAAGAATTAAAAGTGGTTCAGCTAAAGATCCAAAGCTAGAAGGAGTACCTACTAAAACTCCTGAGTTTTCAATGGGGAATTATGATAAAGCAGCGGCTGATGCTCAATTAAAAAAAGGTCTTGCAGAAACAAAAATGAGTACTGATGTTTCAACCCCAACAGCCCCAAAAGCTATAGAAAAGCCTGCCACTCCTAAGCCAAGAGCAAAAGTAAGTGCCCAGCAAGTAAAATCAAGTGGTACAAAAGATTTAAAAGTATCTGAGGCTAAAGTTGATTCAAAAATAAAGCCAATAGCTAAAGAGGTGGTTAGTTCAAGAAAAAGTAGAAGATTAGAAAAAACAGTTGGAAAAGCTGTTGAGGCTAAAGCTAAAGCTAATAAAGCTATTGAAGGAGTAAAGTCTGCTGTAGGTAAAGACTCTGCTGCTGTTGCAAAAAATCAAGCAAAAGCTTTACAACAGAAAAGAAAGTATGATAGATTAGAAAAAAGAGCTGTACGTATTTCTAATAAAAAATAATTTTAAAATTAATAAAATGGAATCAAAAGGATTAGGTGATACTATTGAAAAAATCACAACTGCTACTGGAATTAAAACAGTTGTAGACAAAGTATCAGAAGGTTTAAATATACCTTGTGGTTGTAGCAAAAGAAAAGAAGCTTTAAATCAAATGTTTCCTTATAATAATGCCGTTCAAACTAAGTAATAAGCCTTATGTTATTGATAACACTCCTATCTACAACGTAGATTTAGAAGATGGTGTATTAGGCAAAGCGGATAGAAACGGCTCTATACTTGTAAATAAAAATGTAGATAATCCTAAACAAATACAAGAAGTTATAGATCACGAAAAAGTTCATATAGACCAAATGAAAAGAGGTGATTTAGATTATAATGATTCTGCTGTATTTTGGAAAGGTAAAAGATACCCAAGATCTAAAATGAAAGAAGGTGATAAAAACCTTCCTTGGGAAAAAGAAGCGTATAACAAAACTAAAAAATAAACAAATGGCATTTAAATTACCAAAATCATCCTGTAAATCTCCTTTAAATTTAGATGATCCTAAGGATAAAAAAATAAAACCTTTTGTAGACCCGGGTGCTCCCGAAGGTTTTGAAAAAGGTCTTTGGAGTGGATCATCAGAAGTTATAGGCACTCCTTATGAAGGTAGAGCCTTTGTAGGAAAAACAGGCACTGATCAAAGACAACCAGTTGGTAAATCAGTAGTAGGTTTTTCAACTCAAAGAGCGGGGCTTTTTAACGAAGAAAATGCATATGTTGCTGGAGAGGTACAACCTAAATCAGTAGTAGGTAGTTCTCAAGACGCTGTAATTAAAGGTTCAGCTACTATAGTAAAACCTTATGGAAGCAAAAGAGTAGGTGCTAAAAAATCTACCAGCTCTCCTGCAAATATGGTCCCTAATTATAAATTTACAGGACTTAAAGATAAAGTAAAGCAAAACGCGGCTCGAAATCGTTCTTAATAATAATATATGTGGAATTTATTACTAGGTTTACTAAAAGGTGGCGATGGAAGAAAATCTGTTGCTGGTAATTTAGCTTGGGAAATAAGGGAAGCTATAAAAGGTAAAGAGTTAGACCCAAACCAATTACTTGAAATCCAAACTAAAATAAATGAAATTGAGGCTGGTCATAGAACAGTATTTGTTGCTGGCTGGCGTCCATTTATAGGATGGGTATGTGGATTTGCTTTAGCTTATAATTTCGTTGTACGCGATTTATTTATATGGGCTTTAAAACCCGAAAGTATTCCGCCTGCATTACAAATGGAACATTTAATGACTGTACTATTAGGAATGCTCGGGTTAGGTGGCCTTAGGACCTATGAAAAAATTAAGGACAAAGTAAAATAATAATAATCAATTAAATTAAATTAAATGAAAAAAGTAAAAAATCAAGCAGAAATGGTAGTTACTGAAGAGCAATTATCTAAAATTCAAGAACAACAAAAAAAATTAAATACTCTCTTAAGAGATATTGGTTTTGTAGAATCACAAAAGCATATATTGCTGCATCAACAAGCAGATCTTAATAAAGAAATTGAAGAGTATAAATTAGAGCTTGAAAAAGAATACGGTGCAATTACCATTGACATTGAAACAGGTTCTTATACTGAAGTACCTAAAGATACCAAATAATGAGTTCTGTTATAAGAAAAATAAGTATTGGTTCTGACTACAAAAATGAAGCAATGCATTATTCAGTTGGTCAGCAAGTATATGGAGGCCACGAAATAGCTTATATACTTTTAGACGAACAAGATAATTCTTATAACATTTATATAAAGAAAAACAACGAGGTAATGCCATGGAAGAAATTTAATTCAAACATGGCAATATCCGTTGAATATGATCTTGAATATTAATGAATAGTATATACGATTTTATTGTAGAACCTTTAGGGGAAAGATACGATAATAATATTAAGATTGGTAAAAAAAACTTAATAGTAAATACAAAAATTGAAAGTTGGAAATTTGTAAATAATATGGCTAAGGTTGTTAAAACTCCATTAGCATATGATACAGGTATAAAAGTTGGTGATACTATTGTAATACATCATAATGTCTTTAGAAGATTTTATGATATGAAAGGTAAACAAAAAGATAGTAGATCATTCTTTAAAGACAATTTATATTTTTGTGCTTTAGATCAAATTTATTTATATAAAAGTAATAAAGATTGGAAAAGTTTTGGAGACAGATGCTTTGTTTCTCCTTTAAAAAATAAAGATCAATTTTCACTTGAAAAAGAGCAAAAGCTTATTGGTATACTAAAGTATGGCAATAGCTCCTTAAACAAGCTTAAAATCAATCCTGGGGACCTTGTCGGGTATACACCAAATAGCGAATATGATTTTGTTATAGATAACGAAAGATTGTATTGCATGAAATCAAATGATATTGTAATTAAATATGAATATAAAGGAGACGAAATTAAATATAATCCTAGCTGGACAGAAAGCAGTTGAGGAATTAATTAAAGTAGCTGAAGAAAAAATTGTTACTGGTACGGAAGACGATGTTTCTGCTGATAGATTAAAAAACGCAGCAGCAACTAAAAAGCTAGCAATATTTGATGCTTTTGAAATTTTAAACCGTATTGAAGCTGAAAGAAACTTAATTGAGGATAAACCAATAAAACAAAAAGAAAGTTTTAGTGGGTTTGCTGAAAAGAGATCAAAATAATGTATACACAGTCTCTTACAAAAACAATAACACCAATTAAACCCAAAATTATAAAACGAATGAATCGTTATAATAAATGGGAATATGGCTATAATAAAGAATACGATATTATAGTTATAAGTAAAACTGGTAAGATTGGCGAAATAATTGAAATACAAAACTTAGTAATAGCATTACCAGAAAAGCCTAAGGAAGTTGTTAATACTGAAAACAGATGGGTAGCAAGTGAATACCCAAAAGAATTAAGTAATATTAAAACTGTTTTTGACTGGGAAACATAACCTGATAATTTTAAAAATAAATGGTATGGGTATATTGATGAAGAGTTTACAAAACGCGACGAAGGGGCTTGGTTCTACAACAATAAAGTTCCAACTTATATTACTGGTACTCATTACATGTACTTGCAGTGGACCAAGATTGATGTTGGGAGACCAGATTATAGAGAAGCAAATAGAATTTTCTTCATATTTTGGGAAGCCTGTAAAGCTGATAGTAGATCCTACGGAATGTGTTATCTTAAAAATAGACGATCAGGATTTAGCTTTATGGCTTCAGGGGAGGCCGTTAACCAAGCTACAAGTACTTCAGATGCACGGTTTGGGATATTATCAAAATCTGGAGCGGATGCAAAAAAGATGTTTACGGATAAAGTGGTTCCAATATCAGTTAACTACCCATTCTTTTTTAAACCAATACAAGACGGGATGGACCGCCCCAAGACAGAATTGGCATATAGAGTACCGGCGTCAAAGCTTACCCGTAAATCAATCACGTCAAAGGAGACCAGAGAGGAACTCGAGGGGCTCGATACAACAATCGACTGGAAGAACACCGGGGACAACTCGTACGACGGAGAGAAGCTCCGGCTCCTCGTCCACGATGAATCAGGGAAATGGGAAAGACCGGACAATATCCTCAATAACTGGAGGGTCACGAAAACAACGTTAAGATTAGGTAGTAAGATTATTGGCAAGTGCATGATGGGATCAACATCAAACGCTTTAGATAAAGGAGGTAATAATTTTAAGAAACTTTATGACGAATCAAACGTTGCCAAAAGAAACCGCAATGGACAGACTAGCTCAGGATTATATAGTTTGTTCATACCTATGGAATGGAACTTCGAAGGATTCATTGATACTTATGGACTACCTGTATTCGAAACGCCAGCAGAACCAATTAAAGGAGTTGATGGCCAATGGATTGACGTTGGGGTTATAGAGCACTGGGAGAATGAGGTTGATGGTTTAAAAAGTGACCAAGATGGTTTAAACGAATTTTATCGTCAGTTTCCAAGAACAGAGCAGCATGCGTTTAGAGATGAAACAAAACAATCTTTATTTAATTTAACAAAAATCTATGAGCAAATAGATTATAATGAAGATTTAAGAAACTCATCAGTAGTTACTACTGGAAGTTTTAGCTGGGAGAATGGAATAAAAGATACTAGAGTAATATTTATGCCAAATAAAGATGGAAGGTTTAAAGTTTCTTGGGTTCCTAATAAAAATCTCCAAAACCGAGTGATAATAAAGAATGGCATTAAATATCCTGGTAATGAAGACTTAGGGGCATTTGGCTGTGATAGTTATGATATTTCAGGAACAGTTGATTCAAGAGCGTCTAATGGATCGCTACATGGACTAACTAAATTTTCAATGGAAGATGTGCCACCAAATAGTTTTTTCTTAGAATATATTGCAAGACCCCAAACTGCAGAAATATTTTTTGAAGATGTATTGATGGCTTTAGTATTTTATGGTATGCCAATACTAGCAGAAAACAATAAACCAAGATTATTATATTATTTAAGAAGAAGGGGTTATAGAGGCTTTTCAATGAACCGACCAGATAAGCTTTGGAATAAATTATCGGTAACTGAAAAAGAAATAGGAGGAATACCTAACTCAAGTGAAGATATAAAGCAAGCTCACGCGGCGGCTATTGAATCTTACATTGAAACTTATGTGGGATTTTTAGGTGAAGGCTATGGAGATATGTATTTTCAAAGAACGCTAAATGACTGGGCAAAATTTAATATTAATAAAAGAACTTCTCACGATGCTTCTATTAGTTCAGGACTTGCTATAATGGCTTGTAATAAAAATAGATATGCCCCAATAAATAAAGTGGATAGACCTACAGTTACCTTAGGATTTAAAAAATACAATAATGATGGTAGTACCTCAAAAATTATACTTTAAATGAATATACAAACAAATACCAATAGTTCTTTTCCTAGCCAAGTCGTTAGCGATGCCGAAAAAGCTAGCTTAGAATATGGTGCACAGGTAGCTCATGCTATTGAACAAGAGTGGTTTGACCAAGGTAGAACTAACGGTAATAGGTATTTAACTAATTGGAATAATTTTCATTCGCTCAGGCTATATGCAAGAGGTGAACAATCAATACAAAAATATAAAGATGAATTCGCTGTAAATGGTGATATATCGTATCTTAATTTAGATTGGAAGCCAGTACCTATTATTCCTAAATTTGTAGACATTTTAGTTAATGGTATATCAGAAAAAGAAGTTGAGATTAAAGCGTATGCCCAAGATCCTGAATCTTTAAAAAGAAGAACGGATTATGCAACCGCTATTATGCGGGACATGTATGCCAAAGACCTTATTGAGAAAGCAAATGCCATGACTGGCCAAAACTTTTTTAATTCTCCGGTACCACCAAGTGAATTACCTGAAACACCTGAGGAGCTAGAGGTTAAGCTTCAAACAAGTTACAAAGAAGGTATTGAAATAGCACAAGAAGAGGCTATTAACAATACACTTGATTTTAATAAATACGAATTAACCAAACGTAGAATAGTTTATGACCTGACTGTAATTGGTATAGGTGCTGCAAAAACTAACTTTAATAAAAGTAATGGTATTACTGCAGAATACATAGACCCTGCTTATTTAGTTTATTCATATACAGAAGACCCTAATTTTGATGACATTTATTATGTTGGTGAAATTAAGTCTATTACTATTCCTGAATTAAAAAAACAATTCCCACATATTTCTGAAGAGGAATTAAAAAATATTCAGAATATGCCTGGTAACAAACAATATATAACAGGCTGGGGTAATTACGACGAAAATACGGTACAAGTTCTTTATTTTGAATACAAAACTTATAACAACCAAGTATTTAAAATTAAACAAACCGAAAATGGTCTTGAAAAAGTTATACAAAAAGATGATAGTTTTGATCCTCCTGAAAATGATAACTTTAAAAAAGTATCTAGAACAATTGAAGTGTTATATACTGGAGCAAAGGTTTTAGGTAACAACACAATGCTTGACTGGAGATTAGCGCAGCATATGTCAAGGCCTTATGCAGATACTACAAAAGTAAAAATGAATTATACAATTGCTGCTCCAAGAATGTATAAAGGTAAAATTGAATCTATAGTTAGCAGAATAACAAGCTTTGCTGATATGATTCAACTAACGCATTTAAAACTGCAACAAGTTATGTCTAGAATAGTTCCTGATGGAATATTTTTAGATATGGACGGTTTAGCGGAAGTGGATTTAGGCAATGGAACGAATTATAATCCTGCGGAAGCTTTAAATATGTACTTTCAAACGGGTAGCATTGTGGGTAGATCTTTAACCCAAGATGGTGATCTGAACAGAGGTAAAATTCCTGTACAAGAGTTAGCAACCTCATCTGGCCAAGGTAAAATAAATTCTTTGATAAATACTTATCAGTATTATTTGCAGATGATACGAGATGTTACAGGGCTTAATGAGGCTGTAGATGGAAGTAGTCCAGATAAAAATGCTTTAGTAGGATTACAAAAAATGGCAGCTAACGCATCTAATGTAGCCACAAGACATATATTGCAAAGTAGTATGTACATCTACTTAAGAGTATGCGAAAATATATCTTTAAGGATAGCGGATGTTTTAGATTTCCCATTAACTGCAAATGCTTTAAAAAATAGTATTTCAACATTTAATGTTAAAACATTACAAGAAATATCAAACCTTAATCTTCATGACTTTGGTATATATTTAGAATTAGAACCAGAGGAAGAAGAGAAAGCACAGCTTGAGCAAAATATACAAGTTGCTTTACAATCAGGAGGTATTGATCTTGAAGATGCAATTGATATTAGACAAATTAAAAACTTAAAGCTTGCTAATCAGTTGCTTAAGTTTAAAAGAAAGAAAAAACAAGAAAGAGCAGAAGCCCAACAGATTGCTAATATACAAGCTCAGGCACAAGCAAACGCTCAAGCGTCCGAAGCTGCAGCACTCGCTGAAGTACAAAAGCAACAAGCATTAACTCAAGAAAAAGTTAGTATTGAACAAGCTAAATCTCAATTTGAAATTCAAAGGTTACAAACTGAAGCTCAAATAAAGAGAGAGTTAATGGCTGAAGAGTTTAATTATCAAATGCAGTTAGCTCAGATTAGAGCACGTGCTGATATGCAAAAAGAAAAAGAGATTGAGGATAGAAAAGATAAAAGAGTTAAAATACAAGGAACTCAACAATCTGAATTAATAGATCAGAGACAAAATGATTTATTACCTAAAAACTTCGAATCTGCGGGAAATGACAGTCTTAGTGGATTTGGCCTAGAACAATTTATGCCTAGGTAACATTTATTAACCAATTTTATATTATTATATTATGTCAGAACAAGTAAAACAAGAAGGGGATTTTAAATTAAAAACAAAAAAACCTTCTGTAAAAAAATTAGCTAAGCCTAATGATATTATTAAAGTAGATTTAACACCTAAAAAAGAAGAAGATGCCATTCAAGAGCAAAGCACAGATGCAAGCGTGTTACGCACAGAACAACCCGAAGTGGGATTGCCAGAAGTGGTCGAAAGAAACGAAGAACAAAAAGTCGTTACCCAAGAGGTTGTTGAAGAAAACCCAATAGTAATACAGGAAATAACAGAAGAAGAGGTCGAAGCAGAGGCTGTACAGCTAGTAGAAGAGGCCAATGCCGCAATTGAAAACCAAGAAACTACAGGTAAGCAGTTACCAGAAAACATAGAGAAACTTGTTTCATTTATGGAGGAAACTGGTGGAAGTGTAGAAGATTATGTTCGTCTTAATGCTGACTATTCAAATGTAGACAACACTACTTTATTAAAGGAATATTATAAAAACACCCGTCCGCATTTAGATGCTGAAGAAGTTTCTTTTTTAATAGAAGACGCTTTTAGCTGGGATGAAGATATTGATGATGAGCGAGACATCAAAAAGAAAAAACTCGCTTTCAAAGAGGAAGTTGCAAAAGCTAAAACGCATTTGGATGGTCTTAAAAGTAAATATTACGAGGAAATCAAGTTGAGACCTGGTATTACACAAGAGCAAAAAAATGCAATGGACTTTTTCAATCGATACAACGAGGAGCAGAATATAGCTAAACAACAACACGAAAGTTTTAAAAACAATACTAAAGAGCTTTTCAATAATGATTTCAAAGGTTTTGATTTCGCAATTGGAGAAAAGAAATTTAGATATAGTGTACAAAACGCTAGTCAAGTTGCTGAAAACCAATCAAATATCAATAATCTAATCAAGAAGTTCTTGAATGACAAAGGAGATGTTGTTGATACAAAAGGTTATCACAAGGCTATGTATGCCGCTGAAAACGTAGATAAAATTGCAAATCATTTTTATGAGCAAGGAAAAGCAGATGCTGTTAAGGAAGTAATTAGTAGTTCCAAAAACATTGATGCAACGCCTAGACAATCACCTAGTGATATTTATATAAATGGTTTAAAAGTTAGAGCTATTAGTGGTGCTGATTCTTCAAAACTAAAAGTACAAACAAGAAAATTTAACAATTAAAATTTACAATTATGGCAGTAGTACCTGTAGCACCCGAATATGGGTCAATTAAACCTTCTCAGAAGCAACAACTTCTTGAGAGCAACTATTTGGATTTTACAAATGGAACCAATGATTTTGCACAACAGTATCTTCCTGAAATTTACGAAGCTGAAGTAGAGCGTTACGGAAACCGTACACTTTCTGGATTCTTACGTATGGTTGGTGCTGAAATGCCAATGACATCTGATCAGGTCGTTTGGTCAGAACAAAATAGATTGCATATTGCATATAATGATGTAACTAAAGCAACTGAAACTACTTTAACTTTTGCACTAAACGCAATAGCTGGGCCTAGTTATGTAGCTAACGTTATTTCTAAAAACCAAACATTAGTAGTAGTTGATCCTGCAACTGGGCAAGATCTTAAAGTTTTTGTAACAGATAGTGTAAACACTTCTCCTACTCTAGCTACTATTACAGTTAAGCCTTATACAGCAGCTGATATGACTGCTCTTTCTGCAGTAGCAGGAGCACTTAAAATCTTTGTATATGGTTCTGAATACAAAAAAGGAACAACTGATTCTGATATTAAATCTGTAACTCCTTCTTTTACTCAGTATAGTAATTCACCTATTATCATCAAAGAAAAGTATTCTATCTCTGGATCTGATACTGCTCAAATTGGATGGGTTGAAGTTGCTACCGAAGCTGGAGCATCTGGATATTTATGGTATCTAAAAGCTGAATCTGAAACTCGTTTACGTTTTGAAGATTATCTTGAAATGTCTGTAGTTGAAGGTGAATTAGTTTCTGGAACATCTACATTAGGAGCTGATGGTTACAAAGGAACTGAAGGTCTTTTTGCTGCTATCCAATCAAGAGGTAACGTTATTAATAACTTTACTGCTGTTGGTGGTCTTGGATCATTTGATAATATCCTTAAAAATTTAGATACTCAAGGAGCTATTGAAGAAAACATGCTTTTCTTAAATCGCCAAACGTCTCTTGATTTTGATGATATGCTAGCTGGTCTTTCTGCTGGAGCAAATGGAGGTACTGCTTATGGATTGTTTGAAAACTCTGAAGAGATGGCATTGAATCTTGGATTCACTGGTTTCCGTAGAGG